ATCCCAACGCTTAACCGCTGTTAGGGGCCAGAAGGAATGAGATAAGCGGGTTAATGTGGGTTGGCGTGGGTTGATGTGAGCGCAGGCCGCGTGTGGTGCGGGATTCAGCGGCTTGCCGATCGGCGAACGCTGGCGGGTGATAGTTTGAGACATTCGGCTGGCAAGCGCCAGTTGTGCCGCATGAGGTGCGACAAGGCGCGGAAGTGCACGCGGGGCGTTTAACAGTGTTTACGGTACAGCGTGCGTAAAGGTGGGTTACCAGCTGTTTAAGGGTGCGCACCTGGTGGCGTAGCGAGCGCAGCTCCTGGTGCAGGGCGCGATCGCTGGCGCGCCGGCCGTGGCTGCCATCTCCGCCCCCTGGCCTGTCCTCCTCCCGCCGGCCCTGGTTGACGTTGCCGCCGATCACCACGGTGCCCTGGTTGTTCACGATGTCGCCCACGTTGATGTGGGTGGTGTTCCCGCTGGTGGTGCCGTCCTGGCCTTTCTCGTCTTCCTCGCTGTCGATCACCTCGTTGATTTTTTTGAGTAAATCGTCGATCACTGCCTTTGTTCCCCGTCGTCTATCTGAATGCTGCCAGCTCTATGACGTTGTTCAGGCTGGCTTCGTCCATTGGTTTTTCCTGCTTGATGTAGAACTCGTAGACCAGGCGCACGATGCGGGCGCGCGCCTTGGTCGAGAGATCTGGCCGGCGCTTCTCCAGTAGCGCCAGCACCTTCACGGCTACCTCCTCCAGGGCGTCCAGGTCAATGTCCGGCTTGCCCAGCTCCGTGGGCGCCACTGCGCCTTGGTCCGGGCCTCCCTCTCCCGTGGCCAGCCACTCGACAGAGACGCCTGCGGCCCGCGCAACCTTAACCAGGCTGGTCCTCGACGGGTCCGACTTCTCAGCGCGCCAGCTTCTTAGCACGGAGGTGGACATTCCTGTCTTTTCCGACATCTTCTTAGCGCCTCCGGCCCGCTGGATCGCCAAGGATATGCGCTCTCCAAACGCGTCAACCTTCCCGGGCTGAACATTGACCTCCTGGCTGTGCGAAGTTTGACGCGTCATAGTTGCACCCAACCTTTTGATATACCTTTGTTATTTGCTTTTAAAGCAAGTTCTTGGCGCTCCCTCGAACATTGACCGCCATGTTCTTGTTGACAAGCGCTAAGAACGTGGCGCATCATGCCGACATGTAGGAAAACAAACGCACTAGGAGCCGTTACTACATGGCGGAACGCAAAAGCTCAAAAAAAGCCAGCCTCAAGGACTGGCATCGCGGCGACATCAAGGCGGCGCTGGAAAAGGCTGGCTGGAACCTGAGCAGCTTGTCGCTGCATCACGGCTACGAGCACCGAAACACTCTGCAGACTGCCCTCCGGCGGCCATGGCCAAAAGGCGAGCGCTACATCGCCGACGCCATTGGTGTTGATCCGGCCGAGATCTGGCCGAGCCGCTACCAGGGAAAGAATAACACTCATGCCTGTAAAGGGCATCGGGAATTGGCGCAGAGGAAGGCCGCATGACTCTGACTCCGTTGCTGTTTTGTGATCAGCCTAGCCGGCACCCTGGCGTCCGCCTAGGTGCAGCGCAGAACGGCGTTTGGAGTGCTGTCTGGACGAGGGGGTACAAATGACACGCAAGCGCTGGAAACCAGTTCAGCCCGCCAGCATGCAGCACGCGATCCGGCTGTGCCTGGACTACGCGCTGCACAAGCACAACCGCAGCGTGGCCCGCGTGGCCGAGCTGATCGGCACGTCCGAGTGGACCATTTACAAGTGGATGACCGACGGCTCCATTCCGTCCAAGCGCATCCGCCCGTTCGAGTTCGCCTGCGACGCCACGTTTATCACGAATTACATCGCCACCAGCGCGCAGAAGCTGGTGATCGACATCCCCGCCGGACGCGCCGGCAGCCAGGACGAGCTGCTGGACCTGCAGAACCAGCTTAACGACGCCGTGTCGCTGCTGACCCGCTTCTATCGCGGCGAGGCCGAGGCGGCGGATGTACTGCACGGGGTCACCTGTGCGATGCAACAACTGGCCGGCCACCGGGAGAGCGTGCGCAAGCACGACGCCCCGGAGCTGGCGCTGTTCGGAGGAGACGAAGAATGACAGCAAGCAAACACCACCCCAGCCGGCGCCGCGCCGGCGTGGAGGGCCGGTCATGAGTCAGAACTGGTACACCCCGAAGGAGCTGGCCGGGCTTCCTGGTATGCCGGCTACCCATAGCGCAGTTGTTCGCCGCGCGAAGCGCGACAACTGGGAGAGTCGCAAGCGCACCGGCCGGGGCGGAGGGCGCGAGTACGCCTTCGCGTCTCTGCCCGTTGAGACCCAGGCGGCCCTGCTGAAAGACGCCAAGCCGGAACCCAAGGCGCCGAAGGTGAGCCGCCCGGCCGCCAGCCGGGGCGTGGTGGATCGGGAGAGCTTGTGGGCTTCCTATGAGCGCCGCCCCCAGGGCATGAAGGACGAAGCCGCCCGCCGGCTACAGGCCCTGCAGGGTGTGGAGCGCCTGGTCGCCGAGGGCCAGGGCAAGTCGCACGCCGTCGAGCAGATCGCCAAGGCATTCGGCGAGAGTCGGGCCACCCTCTACCGCTGGCAGAAGGCGGTGAAGGGCGTGGACCGCAGCGACTGGCTGGCGGCCCTGGTGCCGGGCTACGTAGGCCGCACCGCCAAGGCCGAGTGCGACCCGCAGGCGTGGGAATACTTCAAGGCCCAGTACCTGCGCCCGGAGGCCCCCAGCATCGCGGCCTGTTACGAGTGGACCAAGGAGGCGGCCAAGAAGCACGGCTGGACCGTGCCGGCCAAGCGCACCGTGACCCGATGGGCCAGCGAGATCCCGACCACCACCCGCGTGCTGATGCGTGAGGGCGAGGAGGCGCTGATGCGCCTGTACCCCAGCCAGCAGCGCACGGTGCGCGACCTGCACGCCATGCACTGGATCAACGGCGACGGCTACAAGCACAACGTATTCGTGCGCTTCCCGGATGGCACCATCGACCGCCCCAAGACCTGGTTCTGGCAGGACGTGTACAGCCGCCGAATCGTGGGCTTCCGCACCGACCGCACCGAGCACACCGACATGATCCGCCTGGCCCTGGGCGACGTGCTGGAGCGCTACGGCATCCCCGAGCACGTGACGATCGACAACACCCGCGCGGCCGCCAACAAGTGGATGACCGGCGGGGTCAAGACTCGTTACCGCTTCAAGGTGAAGGAGGAGGACCCGATCGGCCTGATGCCGCAGCTGGGTATCCAGGTGCACTGGACCAGCGTGTTCAAGGGTAAGGGTCACGGCCAGGCCAAGCCGGTGGAGCGCAGCTTCGGCGTGGGCGGCCTGGGTGAGTATGCCGACAAGCGCTACGAGTTCCGGGGCGCCTACACCGGCCCCAACCCCACCGCCAAGCCGGAGAACTACCAGGAGCGGGCCATCGAGTTCGCCGAGTTCTGCCAGATCCTGGCCGACGCCATCCGCATGTGGAATGAAATGGAAGGCCGCCGCACCGAGATCTGCGACGGCCGCCTGAGCTTTGCCCAGGCGTTCGACGAGAGCTACCAGCGCAACGCCGACCGCATCCGCCGCCCGACCACGGCCCAGCGCCGCATGTGGCTGCTGGCCGCCGAGGCGGTCACCGTCCAGCGGGACAGCAGCATTTCCCTGCACGTGGGCAGCGGCCCGAACGGCAAGAACCGCTACGGCGGCGACGCCCTGATCGACTACATCGGCCGCAAGGTGGTGGTGCGCTTCGACCCGGACAACCTGCATTCGGCGGTGTACGCCTACCAGACCGACGGCCGCTACATCGGCGAGATCGAGTGCCAGTTCGCGGTTGGCTTCGGCGACTCCCGCGCCGCCCGCGAGTGGGCACGCAACCGCACCCAGCGCGGCAAGGCCGCCAAGGCCCAGGCCGAGGCCGAACGCCGCATGTCCGAAGTGGAAACCCTGGATTACCTGCCCGAGCCCGAGCCCGAGGACACCGCCCCGGTGCAGACCGAGGTTGTGCGCGGCAGCTTCGGCGAGGCCAAGCGGGTGGTGGGCAGCGACGTGAACCCGAACGGCGACGACGAAAGCCCGGCGGATCGCCACGGCTTCAGCGATCGGATGCTGGAGCTTAGCGCGGCCTGGATGCGCAGCCACCCCGACGCACCCAAAGCGGAGGACGACTGATGACCGACCCGTATTTCAGCCTGGTGCGCGCACTGCGCGACGAGATCAAGGCGCTGGAGGCGGCCGCCAACGAGAAGGACGAGTGGCTGGCCGAGCTGCGCGCGGGCAAGAAGTCCGAGCAGCTGATGAAGATGGGGATGACCAAGCGAGACGCAGAGGCCATGGCGCAGGGCGCTGACAACACCCTGGCCAAGGTTATCCCGGAGCTGAAGAAGATCCTGCGCGATGCGGAAAGCGACCGCTTGCGCCTGGTGAGAAGGGCTCCGCATGGCGGCAACCATGAGGAGCCAAAGGTGGGCCGGACGGCCCGAGTGCAACGCGAGGAGTATATCAAATGACCGACAACGTAGCCCAGCTCAACAAAGCACCCAGTAAGCACGACGAGGCGCTGATCGCCGAGGTCCGCCAGATCATGGAGGCGGAGGCGCTGTCACAGACCGCCCTGTCGCAGCTGACCGGCGTGGGTAAAGCCCGGTTAAGCCAGTGGTTAAACGGCGTTTACAAGGGCAACGTGGCCGCCGTCGAGGAGAGCATCCGGCGCTGGCTGGAGAGCCGCCAGACTGCCACCGCCCTGGAAGGCCAGATGCCCACCGGCCCCGAGTGGGTGGAGACCCCGACCGCCCGCGCCGTGCTGTCCGCGCTGTCGTTCAGCCAGATGGCCGAGGCGGTGTCGGTGGTGTACGGCGGCGCCGGCGTCGGCAAGACCACCACCATCGCCCGCTACAGGCGCCAGGCCCCCAACGTGTGGGTGGTCACCGCCACCCCGGCCGTGTCCGCTCCGGGGCCGATCCTGACCCGCATCGCGCAGACCCTGGGCATCCGCTCCACCGGCGCCGTGCACGTGGTCGAGGCCAACATCATCGAGCGGGTCCGCGAGACGCGCGGCCTGCTGGTGATCGACGAGGCCCAGCACCTGACCCATCGCGCCCTGGACGCCGTGCGCTCCATCCATGACGCCGCCGGCATCGGCCTGGCCCTGGTGGGCAACGAGATCGTGTACAGCCAGCTGACCGGCGGCAGCCGTTCCGTGGGCTTCGCCCAGCTGTTCAGCCGGGTGGCCAAGCGGGTGCGCCTATCCCGCGCCAAGGACGCCGACGTGACCGCCCTGCTGGAAGCCTGGGGCATCACCGACAAGGACGCCCGCCAGCTTTGCCTGGGCATCGGCCGCCGGCCGGGTGCCCTGCGCGGCCTGTCGCAGACCCTGCGCCTGGCCAGCATGTTCGCCGCCGCGAGCGGCACCAACCGCCCAGGCGTGGAACACATCCGCGACGCCTGGCAGGACCTTGGGGGTGAGGCATGAAGACCTACAGCGACGAGTACCTGGAGCACTACGCCGACCGTTACGTGGCCATGCACCTGCGTGGCCACGGCATCACGCTGGAGCAGTACCTGGCCGACCCGGCCCGGTACGAGCACCTGGCCCTGGAGCCGTTCCCGCTGCTGCCCGAGCAGCGCGAGGTCCAGGAGCGCCTGGACGCGGAGGCCGCCCGGGTCGAGGCGGAGGTGGCGCACCTGCCCCGACGCAACGGTGCGGTGGTCGAGGTGCTGCACCACCACCGCCACCCCAGGCGCAGCCCGCTGGCGTTCTTCGCGCGGAGGGCCAAGTGATGGGCGTGCAACTGGACGAGGCCATCAACGAGCTGGAGGGCCTGCTGCGGGCCAAGCTGCGCGGCGAGATCCTGGACCACCTGATCGCCAACCGCCACCCGCAGGGCAGCCGCACCATCGCGGACGCCCTGGGCAAGCCGCACCACGCGGTACAGCGGGCGGTGTGCGAGCTGGTCCTGCAGGGGCGCATCACCCAGGTGGCGCGCGGCGCCGATCGCAAGCCGGTGTACCGCCCGGTGGAGGTCGGCCCGTGCGAGTGGTGCGGGCTGGTCAGCCACCACCTGGTGGCCGGTGAGTGCCCGAGCTGCAAGACCCTGACCCTTGGCCTGGCGCGTCCGAGTCTGGCGCGCCTGGTCTGCTGAACCCTTACTACTGACAGGAGAACAACCGTGACCGAAGCAACCGCAACCAAGCCGACCATCCCCGAGGGGTACATCCGCAACGCCTCCGGCCACCTGGTGCCCGAGGACCAGGTGCGCGACCAGGACAAGCTGCGCGACGAAGTGGCCCGCGAGCTGGCCCAGGAAGCCGAGGAGCTGCACGCCCGCCTCAAGGCGTTCAAGGCCAAGGCCCTGGGCGACATCGCCGACCTGGTGGCCATCGCCGCCGAGCGCTACGACGTGCAGCTGGGAGGCAAGAAAGGCAACGTCACCGCCGCCACCTACGACGGCGAATACAAGGTGATGCGCAGCTATGCCGAGCGCGTGACCTTCACCGAGGAGCTGGAGGCCGCCAAGGAGCTGATCAACGACTGCATCATGCGCTGGAGCGAGGGCGCCAACCCGCATATCCGCGCCCTGGTCGACCGGGCCTTCCGCACCGACAGCAAGGGCCAGATCAAGACCACGGCCATCCTGGAGCTGCTGCGCCTGGAGATCGACGACGACGGCTGGCAGCGCGCCATGCAGGCCCTGAAGGACTCCATCCAGAGCGCCGGCACGGCGGTCTATGTCCGCGTTTACAAGCGCATCGGCGACTCCGACCAGTACCGGGCGGTGCCGCTCGACCTGGCGGCCGTCTGAGGAGGTGTGGCCCATGAACGTATTTACCAAGTACCTGACCCTGGACGGCGTGGCCACCACGCCGGTGGGCGAGATCCTAAAGGACATGGACGAAAGCGGCGTCGGCCAGATCGCCCTGACCGTGCGTAACGACCAGGAGCGCACCGTGGGCGGTCTGATCGTGCTGCGCGGCCCGGACGCCGACCGCTACATGCGCGCCATCGAGGCGGTGGAGCGGGAGATCGAGGCCGAGGAAGACGCAGCCGCCAACCCCTTCGCCAACGCCGACGGCGTGGGCACCGTGGACGTGGCCGGCCGCCTGGGCATGGTCGAGCGCTTTGACCTGGACCAGTGCCGTGCCGGCCTGACCGTGCCGAACCTGCAGAAGACCGTGGAGAAGAAGCTGCGGTCCCGCATCCGCAAGCTGGAGAAGGAGGCCGCCAAGTGAGCAGTCAGGACATGGGTATTAACGATATCGCCAGCCGCCAGCACGACTGGGTGGAGCGCATGGGATGGCACAACAAGACCGTGCTGGAAGCGTTGGCCCTGATCGGTTCCGAGGTTGGCGAGGCCGTGAACGAGTGCCGGGGCGAGGCCCCCACCGAGGCATTCGGCAGCGAGCTGGCCGACATCGTTCTGCGCGTGGCCGATCTGGCCAAGTCTGAGGGCGTCAACCTGGCCGAGGAGATCCGGGCCAAGATGGCGATCAATGAGGAGCGCGGAACCAGGGGGCGCCGGGTATGACAGAGTCTGCCCTGGACAAGTGGAAGCAACTGGAGGACCGCCTGGGCGGCGTGTTCGGTGACGCCACCGCCACGGCCGACGGCCACGAGCTGCGGTTTGTGAAGCGCCTGGACGGTGAGCGCCTGGTGATCCAGGTCTATGTGGACGGCTGGATCAAGGGCGAGTGGAGCAAGGCCGACGGCCAGGGCGAGCCGGTACATCCGGAGGGGCGCTTCTGGCGCCCCTACCGTTCGCGGGCCTGGAAGCTGAAGCAGTACCCCCAGCTAAAGCGAGCCTTCGGCAAGCGCAAGGCGGACCAGATGACGGCCCTGAAAACCGTGGCCTATCTGCCCAGCTGGAACAGCCCCCGCACCCTGGTGCGGCACCTGCGCAAGCAGTTCCCGGATCTGGAGCTGCAGGCGAGCGAGGTGCAGCCATGACCACTACCGCCGAGATCCGTCGCCGCAAGCAGCTGGCCGCCATCCATGCGGCCCGCCGTGACCTGGGCCTGGACGAGGACGGGTACCGCCTGATGCTGCGCGAGGTGGCCGGGGTCCAGTCCGCCAAGGATCTGGACGCCGACGGCCGCCGCAAGGTGCTGGACCACCTGCGCCGTGTCGGCTGGGACAAGCGCCCGCGCAAGCGGGTGGCCCAGCACCCGGGCACGCCTCACAACATCGACCGCGAGGCCATGCTGCAGAAGATCGAGGCGCAGCTGACCGACATGGGCCTGCCCTGGTCCTACGCCGATGCGATCGCCAAGCAACAGACCGGCGTCGAGCGCGTGGCCTGGCTGCGCAAGGCCGACGACCTGACCGGGGTGATCGGCGCCCTGCACGTGGAGCAGGAAAAGCGCGGCCTGCTGGCCACCCTGGACGACATCCTGGAGCGCGCGGGCATGACCCGCGAGCAGCTGGCCGAGCAGTACACCCTGCGCCGCAACTGGACCCGGCACCGGCCGACACTGCGGGCGCTGATCGAGCGCCTGGCACCGCTGGCGGAAACGCCCGATACACCCGATTCAAACGAAGGTTAAAGGCACTTTATGGACGTTCGCTGCCCGAGTTGTCATAGCACGTTCACCCTGGAACAGGTGGCCGAGGACGAGGCCCTGCGCGAGCTGATGGGGATCATCGCGGATCTGCCCCGCGAGACCTCCCGCCCGCTGGCCGCCTACATCGGCCTGTTCCGGGGCAAGACCCGCGCCACCGCCTACGAGCGCCAGCTGCGCCTGGCCCGTGAGGTGCTGGCCATGAGCGGCGACACCCAGCTGGTGGGCGCCGCGCTGTCGGAGACCGTGGAGGCCATCCGCGCCAAGCGCGACAGCGGCGAGGACGCCCGGCCGCTGAAGAACCACAACTACTTCAAGCGGGTGCTGGAGAGCGTCGGCGCCCGGCCGCAACCGGCGCCGGTGGCCCGCATCGAGCACGCCGACCGCGCCATGTCTCCGGCCGCCAACGCGGTGCCCGAGAGCAAGACCCGCCAGGCGGTTAACCGACTGTTGAGGGATCGCCGTGGCTGAACAGAAACGACAAGCGCCGCCGGCGGACTGGTTCGAGAGCGTGGTGGCCGAGGGTATCGCCAAGCTGTACGTGCTGCGCCTGGAGAGCGCCCCGGCGGCCGATACCCTGGACGGCGTGGAGCTGGTGTGGGTGGAGGCCCTTTGGTACAGCAACGTCGCCTGGGACGAGGAGCTGGACACCGAACGCCTGCGCCAGGCGTTCCGCGCCCTGACCCAGCGGCTGCACCGCTGGCCGGCCCCGCGTGAGCTGATGGAGCACCTGCCCGCCCGGCCCAAGCGCCGCGAGTTGCCGCCGCCACCGCAAACGCCCGAGCAGAAGGCGAAGGCCGTGGCGCAGCTGGCCAAGCTGCGGGCCATGATGAAGGACTTGAACCTGGGGGGAAGTCGTGGAAATTGACATCGACCAACTGCCGCAGAGTGCGGCGGAGATCGTGGACGTGGTGGGCGTGGAGGCCGCCCTGCGCCTGGTGGAGGCGTGGGGCGGTGTCCGCTTGTACGTGCCTCAGCAGATGCCCGAGGACCACCTGCTGGTGTCTACCCTGGGCCGGGGCGAGGCCGACCAACTGGCCGAGCGCTACGGCGGCGAGACCATCCAGATCCCGCGCTGCCTGCGTGCCCTGCGGGCGGTGCGCAACTGCCGCATCCGCGCCGAGCGCCACGACGGCGCCAGCCCGGCGCTGCTGGCCCTGCGCTACGGGCTGACCGAGCGCCAGGTGTATGCGATCATCGCCGCTGCCGACGAGCCGGTGGACGACCGCCAACAGTCCCTCCTCTAGACCCCGGGCGTCCGGCGCGCTACTCTGCGCGCATCCCTCCCGGCAGCGTCCGCTGCTGAAGCCCTGCATCTGATTGCCCCCACCTCCGCCTCGTAGTCTGCGGGGCATGGATACTAAACGCTTACTCGACATGCTTCGTGCCAGTCCCTGGCTGCTGGTTGCCCTTGTGGCGCTGGCCCTGGTGACCTGGTGGAACCCTGACCTGCCCGTGTTCCTGGTGTGGGCCTTGGCCAAGCTGGCCCTGGGCGCCTTCCTGGGGTATTGGGTCGATCGCTCCGTTTTTCACTACTCCCGCCCGGGATCGGTGCCCATTGGTGACGCCGGCCCCAACACCGCCCTGCTGATCGCCGCCAGCATGCTGCGCCGTGCCCTGATCATGGCGGCGGCCATCGTGGCCATCGGCCTGGGGGCGCCATGAACTACCTGGCAGCTTTCATTCTTTGCATTTCATTCACGGTGCTGTCCGCGCTGGGCGGCGAGACCGACTGGCACTGGCTGATCGTGTCCGACGCAAACGTGGCGATCTGGCTGTGGGTCGCCTGGTGGCTGGGCAAGCGGAGGCGCTCATGAACATCAAGCAACTGATCGACGACATCCTGCGCCGCGAGGGCGGCTTCGTGGATCACGCCGCCGACCGGGGCGGCGCCACCAATTACGGCATCACCCAGGAGACCCTGGCCAACTGGCGCAGCCGTTCGGTGAGCGTGGACGAGGTCCGCGACCTGACCGAGGACGAGGCCCGGGAGATCTACGCCGCCCGCTATGTGGTGGAGCCCCGCTTCTCTGACATCGAGGACGAGGACCTGGCGGCCCTGGTGGTGGATTGCGCCGTGAACCACGGCCCGACACGTGCCGCACGCTGGCTGCAGAAGGCGGCGGGAGTCACCACCGACGGCAAGGTGGGGCCGATCACCCTGGAGGCCGTGAACAGCCAGGACGGTATGGATCTTTATTGTGCGGTGCTCGCCGAGCGCTGCCGTTTCTATGGGCGATTGATCACCCGCGTGCCCTCGCAGGCGGCGTTTGCCGCTGGCTGGGCCAACCGGGTGGCTGAGTTTATCGAGGAGACACCCTGATGGATTGGTCTGATGTGGGCGGCATTGTCGCCAAGGCGGCCCCCCTGGTGGGGTCCATTCTGGGCGGCCCGGCCGGGGGCGCCGTGGGCGGCCTGGTGGCCAAGGCCCTGGGCACCGATGCCACCCCCGAGGCAGCCGCCGAGGCGCTGAAGGCGGACCCGGCAGCGCTGGAGCGTGTGCGCAAGCTGGAGATGGAGAACGAGCGGGAGCTGACCCGCATGCACCTGGAGGCGGAGACCACTCGCCTGGCCGAGGTGAACAAGACCATGCGCGCCGAGGCCGCGAGCAACGACGCCTACGTGCGTCGCTGGCGCCCCACCTTCGGCTACGCCGTGGCGCTGGCCTGGGTGATCCAGGCGCTGGGCATCATCGGCGCCAGCCTGTACGCGGCCATCGCCTCGCCCACCGAGGCCGGGCCGATCATCAACGCCGTGGGCAACATGGTCTCCGCCCTGGGCATGCAGTGGGCGGTGGCGCTCTCCGTGCTGGGCGTGAACGTGGCCAAGCGCAGCCAGGACAAGCAGGTGGCCGCCGGGCAGACGCCCGATGGCGGCCTGCTGGGCGCGCTCGCCAAGCGCCTTGGCCGGTGAGGTGCGGCCGTGTTTGACGAGCGCGACTACGAACGGGCCAGCGAGCTGGCCGAGGGCGAGATCGAACACGCCCTGGCGCAGCACCGCCAGCGGATGCGCGACGGCGCCGAGGGCTCGCCGGACGGCTGCTGTCTGGAGTGCGGCCTGCCGATCCCGGCGGCCCGCCTGGCGGTCTGGCCCAACGCCACCCGGTGTGTGGAGTGCCAGACGGACCATGAACGACAACAGAAAACGACGGGGGCCTGATGGAGGCAGTAAACATCGACGGGGCGCGCTTCTTCTGGGACGTGGCGCAGACCCTGATCATGGCGGTGATCGGGATTTACGTGTGGTGGACGGGGCGAACCCGGGCGACCACCAAGGCGATCCAGGCGGTGGATGACCGGGTGGACGAGGTGGACCAGCACGTGAAGCGCCTGGAGCAGACCCTGGACAACCGGCCGGGCTATGGCGACCTGGACAACCTGCGGGCCGAGATGGCGCAAACGAATCGAACACTGGAGGGGGTGACGGCCCAGCTGCAGGGCACCACGGCGCTGCTGCATCGGCTGCACGACTACCTGCTGCAGGAGCGGAGGGAGAAGTAACCATATGAGCTTTCAAGATTTCGAGACGGAAGGCCGCCGCCTGGGCGTGCTGCGCATCCTGTCGCGGCGCAACGAGTACACCACCAACGAGTACAGCCTGAACGACGAGCTGGCCGGGGCCTATGCCCATAACGTCAGCCGTGACCGGCTGCACGCGGATCTGGCCTGGCTGGAGGAGCAGGGCCTGGTGATTGTCCAGCAGCCCCGCGCCGGCTGGATCGTGACCCTGACCGCCCGTGGTGGCGATGTCGCCGCTGGCCGGGCCAACGCCCCCGGCGTGGCACGCCCGCGTCCGGGGGTGTGAGATGCCCAAGCGATCCAAGGTCTACGAGCTGCCGCCGGAGCTACGCGACGAGCTGAACGAGCGCCTGGTCAGTAGTGGCTTTCAAGGCTACGAGCAGATGGCCAAGTGGCTGGAAGAGCGCGGCTTCAAGGTGTCGCGTTCTTCCGTTCAGCGCTACGGCCAGGACCTGCAGGAAGAGTTCGAGATGGCCATGGGCGACGTGCGCAAGACCACCGAGATGGCCAAGGCGTTCACCGAATCCGACGACGACAGCAAGGGCAGCCTAGTGGATGCCACCGCCCGGATCGTCCAGGAGCAGCTGCTGCGCATCACCATCGCGCTGCGCAAGGCCGAGCACGAACCCGAGAAGGCCGCCAAGTACATGGCCAGCATCACCCACGCCCTGGCCGACATCGGCCGCATGAGCCTGGGCCAGAAGAAGTGGGCGCGCGAGGTGCGCCGCGAGGTCGCCCAGGAAGCCGCCGACAAGGCCGCCGAGGTGGCCAAGCGCGGCGGGCTGTCGGCCGATATGGTCAACAACCTGCGCCGCGAGCTGCTGGGCATCGCCAAGTAACCGAACGGAGACAAGACCAACATGCAGACACTGGATGCCGACACCGCCCAGCTGATCCAAGGCGACGCCCTGACCACCCTGGTCGAGCTGGCGCCGGAGTCGGTGGACGCGCTGATCACCGACCCTCCCTATTCGAGCGGCGGCATGTTTCGCGGCGACCGCGTGCAGGACACCGGCAACAAGTACCTGAACACCGGCGCGCGGCACAGCGCCCCGAGCTGGCCGGGCGACACCCGCGACCAGCGCGCCTACGCGCTGTGGTGTGAGCGCTGGTTAAGCGCCAGTTATCGCGCCCTTAAACGGGGGGGGGTGGTCGCTGTGTTCTGCGACTGGCGGCAGCTGCCGACCGTCTCCGATGCCATCCAGGTGGCCGGCTTCGTGCTGCGCGGCATCCTGGTGTGGGACAAGACCGAGGGCACCCGCCCGGTCAAGGGCTGGCACCGGCAGCAGGCCGAGTTCGTCCTGACCGCGAGCAAGGGGCCGCGCCTCAAGGCCGGCCCGGAGGCGCCGGCACTGCCCGGCGTGGTGCGCTGCGCCCCGCGCAAGGGCGAGAAGCTGCACCAGGTGGGCAAGCCGGTGTCGCTGATGGAGGAGGTGATCCGCCTGGCGCCCGAGGGTGGCACGGTGCTGGACCCGTTCATGGGGTCAGCCACCACCGGCGTGGCCGCGCTGGCGTCCGGCCGGACCTTCGTGGGGGTGGAGATCGACCCGCACTACTACGCCGTGGCCACCGAGCGGCTGCGCAAACTGGCCGATCCGGCCTGATGGGGTGCCTGGTATGACCGACGTTCCCGCCCGCCTGCCGGCCACCCATGACGCCGACGCCCCGCCGCCGGTGCTGTTGGGCTACCAGCAGGCGTGGATTGCCGACGATAGCCAGCTGAAGGTGTCCGAGAAGTCGCGCCGCACGGGTCTGACCTGGGCGGAGGCATCGGACGACGTGCTGATCGCGGCGAGCAGCAAGGCCGCCGGCGGCCAGAACGTCTATTACATCGGCTACAACCAGGACATGGCCATCGAGTACGTGGAGGCGTGCGGCATGTGGGCGCGCGTGTTCAACCACGCGGCCAGCACCGTCGAGGAAGGGATCTGGGAAGACGACGGCGACGACAAGAACATCAAGACCTTTACCATCAAGTTCCCCGACAGCGGCCACCGCATCGTGGCGCTGTCCAGCCGCCCGGCCAACCTGCGCGGCAAGCAGGGCGTGGTGGTGATCGACGAGGCGGCGTTCCACGACAAGCTGGACGAGCTGCTGAAGGCGGCCCTGGCGCTGCTGATCTGGGGCGGCAAGGTGCGTGTGATCAGCACCCACAACGGCGAGCGCAACCCCTTCAACGAGCTGATCAACGACATCCGCGCCGGCAAGCGCCGGGGCAGCGTGCAACGCATCACCTTCAAGGAGGCTGTGGCCCAGGGCCTCTATCAGCGCGTGTGCCTGCGCCTGGGCAAGGACTGGACGGCCGAGGGCGAGGCCGAGTGGATGGACAGCGTGTACGCCTTCTACGGCGACGCTGCCGGCGAGGAGCTGGACGTGGTGCCGTCCCAGGGCTCCGGGGCCTGGCTGTCCCGTGCGCTGATCGAGGCGCGCATGGTGGCCGGCCCGCCGGTGTTGCGCCTGACGATGCCCGACGAGTTCAAGCACTGGGCGCCGCACCTGCGCGAGGCGGAGATCCGCGACTGGTGCGAGCGCGAGCTGCGCCCGCTGCTGGCGGATCTGCCGCCGGAGCTGCTGGTGTCGGTGGGCGAGGACTTCGGCCGGGTCTCCGACCTGACCGTGATCACGCCCATGGTCACAGGCCAGGACCTCAAGCGCCGGGTGCCGTTCGTGGTGGAGCTGGGCAACATGCCGTTCGAGCAGCAGCGCCAGGTGCTGTTCTATATCTGCGACCGCTTCCCGCGCTTCCACGTGGGCGCCCTGGACGCCCGGGGCAACGGCGCCTACCTGGCCGAGGTGGCCGCCCAGCAGTACGGCGCGCGCATCCATGAGATCCAGTTCACCGAGGGCTGGTACCGCGAGCACATGCCGCCGCTGAAGGCCGCCTTCGAGGACGGCGAGCTGGAGATCCCCAAGGACTCGCACCTGCTGGACGACCTGCGGGCGATCAAGCTGGTGGACGGCGTGGCGCGCCTGCCCAAGAGCACCGGCCAGCAGAAGCGCCACGGCGACGGCGCGATCAGCCTGGCGCTGGCCTACTACGCCACCCGCCAGGACGGGGTGGAAATCGAATTTCGCAGCACCGGCATTCAGCGCAGCGGCTACCAGGCCGGGCGCGTCCAGCAGGACGTGGGCTGGGGCGCCGTCGGTGGCGGCACAGACATGGGAGGCTTCTAAATGGCGACCGAAAAGCCCGAATTGCAGGAGGTGGCCACCACGCTGGATGGCCGCGACATCACTCGGGGGTACGTCTCCCCGCTGCAGCTGCTGCAGCCCACCGACACGGTGCTGGCCACCCGGGGCGGTGGCGACCTGCGGCTCTACCAGGAGCTGCTGCGCGATGACCAGGTTAAGGCCACCTGGCAGCAACGCCAGCTGGCGGTCACGTCCGCCGAGTGGGAGGTGATCCCCGGCGGCCAGCGCCGCCAGGACAAGGCCGCCGCCGACTTCCTGCGCGAGCAGCTGCAGGCCATCCGCTTCGACCGCGCCACCAGCAGCATGCTGTACGGGATCTTCTACGGCTACGCCGTGGCCGAGTGCCTGTGGGGGCGTGACGGCCGCCACGTCACCCTGGACGCGCTCAAGGTGCGCAACCGCCGCCGCTTCCGTTTCGACGGTGCCGGCCGCCTGCGCCTGCTGACCTCCAGCGACCCCAGCGGCGAGCTGCTGCCCGATCGCAAGTTCTGGACCTTCAGCACCGGCGCGGACCACGACGACGAGCCCTACGGCCAGGGCCTGGGGCACTGGCTGTACTGGCCGGTGTTCTTCAAGCGCAACGGTCTGCGCCTGTGGCTGGTGTTCCTGGACAAGTTCGGCCAGCCCACCGCCAAGGGCACCTTCCCGCAGTCGAGCACCGAGAGCCAGAAGCAGCGCCTGCTGCAGGCCCTGCAGGCGGTGCACAGCGACTCCGGCGTGATCGTGCCGGAGGGCATGCAGATCGAGCTGATCGAGGCCGCGCGCTCCGGTACCGGCGATTACACCTCGCTGTATGACCGCATGGACCGGGCCATCGCCAAGGTGATCCTGGGCCATACCGGCTCCAGCGAGAGCGCCCCCGGCCGCCTGGGTGGCGAGGACATGGCCGGCGACGTGCGCGACGACATCGTGAAGGCCGACGCCGACGTGGTGTGCGAGAGCTTCAACCAGAGCGTGGCGCGCTGGCTGACCGAGTGGAACTACCCCAGCGCCAAGACGCCGCGCGTGTGGCGCAAGATGGAGGCGCCGGAGGATCTGAACAAGCTGGCCGAGCGCGACGAGCGCGTGGCCCGCCTGGGCTATCGCCCGACCTTGAAGTACGTGGAGGACCACTACGGCGAGGGCTGGGAGGTGGACAGCCGCCCGCCACCGCCGCCGTCGCTGGGCTTTGCTGAGCGCGACGACGCCAGCGCCAAGCGCCGGGGCGACCGCATGGCCGACCGCCTGGAGCGCGAAGCCGAGCCGGCCTGGGGTGAGATGATGGAGCCGGTGCGCCGCCTGGTGGACAGTGCGGCGACCATGGAGGAGCTGCGCGACGGGCTGCTGAACCTCTACGAGGACATGCCCAGCGAGCAGCTGGCCAAGGTCATGCAGAAGGCCATCGCCACCGCTGAGCTGTCCGGCCGCGCCGATGTGAGCGAGGGCGAGTAATGGCCGTCGAGTACAAGGATCTGCCGTTCGAGGAGGCGATCGCCTTTTTCCGCAACAAGGTGAATCTGCCCACGACGCGCTGGACGGACGTGTGGAAGCAGGCCCACGACAGCGCCTTCATGGTGGCGGGTGCGGCCAAGGCGGATCTGCTGAACGACCTGCGCGCGGCCGTGGACGAGGCGATCAGCCAGGGCACCACCCTGGCGCAGTTCCGCGAGCGCTTCGACGAGACCGTGGAGCGCACCGGCTGGGAATACCGGGGCGGGCGCGGCTGGCGCACGCGGGTGATCTACGAGACCAACCTGCGCACCGCCTACGCCGCCGGCCGGCACGCCCAGCTGACCGACCCGGACCTGCTGCGGGTGCGCCCGTACTGGCGCTACCTGCACGGCGGCAGCGCCGACCCCCGGCCCGAACACCTGGCGTGGGACGGCCTGGTGCTGCGCGCCGACGACCCCTGGTGGAACGAGCACTACCCGCCCAATGGCTGGGGCTGCAGCTGCAAGGTGGTGGCGGTGAGCCGTGATGACCTGGAGCGCCTGGGCAAGGACGGCCCGGACAACGCGCCGACCGTGCAGCGGGAGCCCTGGCAGGACCCGACCGGCGCCCGCCAGGAGGACGTGCCGGCCGGTGTGGACCCGGGCTTCAACTACCCGCCCGGGCGCAGCGTGGCCGAGCGCACCCGCGAGAGTGTGGAGCGCAAGCGCGACAAGCTGCCCGACGCCCTGGCCACCGCGATGATGGCCGAGATCCGCACGCGCCTGCGCGAAGACCCGGAGGACCTGTAACCATGGCCGGCATCGAACTGAAGGCGGAGATCCGCGACCAGGTGACCAGCGACGTGCTGGACCAGATCGTGCGCAACATGGGCAGCCTGCGCCCGGCGCTGATGGAGATCGGCGAGCACCTGCAGGGCTCCGTGGAGGAGCGTTTCCGCACCGAGACCGACCCCGAGGGCAACCCCTGGGAGCCGCTGTCGGAGTTCACCAAGGCCAACAAGCGCAACGACCAGATCCTGACCGAGAGCGGCGGCAGCGGCCTGCGCGGCTCCATCCACTACCAGGTGGGCAACGACTCCCTGGAACAGGGCACCAACAAGATCTATGGCGCCATTCACCAGCTGGGCGGTATCATTCGGGCCAAGCGGGCGCCGGCGCTGGCGATCGGCCGCTCCGGTGGCGCCTTCGCCCTGGTCAAGCAGGTGGAGATTCCGGCGCGCCCGTACCTGGGTCTGTCCCGGGATGACCGCCGCGCGATCGACGCCATCCTGACCCGGCACACGCTGCCCGAAACGGCCCGATAGCGGGAACGTCCTGTAAGGCCCCTCAGAGCCGTTCTAAGGGCTGGGCGCAACGTAGGCCCGCCCAAAAGTTTTTAAACCGCTGTGCGAGCCGTTAAACGGGTCTTAAACAACTTGCCAGCGGCCCCGTCTGGTGATTACATGGTCCGCGCGCGTCCGCGCCTCTTTTCCGGCACCTCTGCCACCCCTCCCTGACTGCTGAAGTCCTACACCTTATTGCCTCCGGCGATCCTGCTGATACTGGCCTCCACGAACACGGGAGGCCGCTATGCAGCGCATCGAAATTTTCCGGCCGGGCAAGCACACCGCAATGTCCGGCGAGACCATCGGTTTTACCGAGGCGGAGCTGCGTGCATCCGCCCAAGCCTACGACCCGGCGCTCCATGAAGCGCCCATCGTCGTGGGCCACCCCAGCCATGACCACCCCGCCTATGGCTGGGTCAAATCGCTGAACTACGGCGAGAGCCTGGAGGCCGAGCCCGACCAGGTGGAGCCGCAGTTCGCCGAGCTGGTGGAGGCTGGACGCTTCAAGAAGGTGTCCGCGAGCTTCTACCGCCCCGATTCCCCCGCCAACCCCAAGCCCGGCGTGTATTACCTGCGCCATGTGGGCTTTCTGGGTGCCCAGCCGCCGGCCATCAAGGGCCTGAAGCAGATCGAGTTCGCCGACGGTGACACCGACGTGGTGGAGCTGGAGTTCGGCGAGGTGCGCGCGGGGGTGGTGCAGCGTCTGTTCCGCAGCCTGCGCGAGCACCTGATCGGCGAGAAAGGCCGCGAGGCCGCCGACCAGGTACTGCCCGACTGGGAGATCGAGCACCTGGAGGTGCCGGATTCGCCCGCCTACAGCGAGGCCGCCGCGCCCGCCAAACCGCAACCAAAGACCACCCAGGAGGTGACCGACGTGGACAAACAAGAACTGGAGCGCCAGCGCCAGGAAATCGAGGCGCGGGAGAACCGCATCAAGGAGCAGGAGGCGGCGTTCGCTGAGCGCACCCGCCAACAGCAGGCCGAGGCCAGCGCCAAGATGGTCGACCAGCTGGTGACCGAGGGCCGCGTGCTGCCCAAGCACCGCGACGGCCTGGTGGCGTTCATGGCCAACCAGGACGCCGAAGGCGCGCTGGAGTTCGGCGAGGGCGACAGCAAGGTGAAGACCACCGGCCGCGCCTTCCTGGAGGAGTTCCTGAAGGAGCTGCCCCAGGCCGTGGACTACAGCGAGCGTGCCGGCGCCGGTGGCGACGATGCCGCCGCCGACAGCTTTGAGACCCCGGAAGGCTACCAGGCCGACCCGGACAAGGTGCGCCTGCACCGCCAGGCACTGGCGTACCAGGAGCGTAACGAGTGTGACTACGTGACGGCCGTGCGCGCCGTCCAGCGAGGAGGTGCCGCATGAGCCAGAAGATCCCTGTATTGACCCTGACCGTCTCCGCAGCCGGCGCGGTCAGCGCCCACCGTTTCGTGGGCTACGACGGCGCCCAGGTGTCCGCCTCCGGCGGCAAGGCCCTGGGGGTCGCCACCTTTGACGCCGCCGACGGCCAGGACCTGGCCGTGGATGCCCTGGGCACCACGGTGGTGGAAACCGCCGGCGCGATCGCCGTGGGCGACGAGGTGGTGTCCGACGCCACCGGTCTGGCTATCACCAACCCCGCCGTGGGTGGCGAGGTGGTGGCGGCGCACGCCCTGGATTCGGCGGCCGGCGCCGGAGAGTTCATCGAAGTGCTGCTGGTCAAGTCAAGTAAGCGGCGCGTAAACGCGATTTAAGGAGACGTTAAACCATGCCTATGAATAACCAGCAGGTCCGGGTCATTGATCCGATTCTGTCCAACGTCGCCCAGGGGTATCGACACCCCGAGCGCGTGGGCTTCGCCCTGTTCCCCCGTGTGCCGGTGAAGCAGCGCGGCGGGCAGATCATCGAGTTCGGCCGGGAGAGCTTCAAGCGCTACAAGACCCGCCGTGCGCCTGGCTCCAACACCAAGCGCGTGCAGTTCGGCTACGAGGGCAAGCCCTTTGCCCTGGTGCAGGACGCCCTGGAGGGCCAAGTGCCCTGGGAGCACATGCAGGACGCCAACCAGGTGCCCGGCATCGACCTGGGCACCCAGGCGACCAACGAGACCATGAACATCATGTCGCTCTCGCTGGAGATCGAGCAGGCCGAGATCGCCACCAACCCGGCGAACTACAGCGTCAACAACAAGATCACCCTGGCCGGTACCGACCAGTGGACCGATCCCAACTCCGACCCGGCCAAGCAGATCCGCGAGTACCGCGAGGCGGTGCGCTCGATCATCGGCATCCGGCCCAACACGCTGGAGATCCCGGCGGCCGGCTTCAACGCCCTGTGCGAGCACCCGAAGATCCTGGAGCGCTTCAAGTACACCTCCAGCGATTCCATCACCGTCGAGATGCTGGCCCGGCTGTTCAACCTGCGCCGCATCGTGATCGGCGAGGCGGTGTACATGAACGAAGGCAGCGACCAGATGGTGGACGCCTGGGGTAATGCGGCCGTGCTGGCCTACGTGCCCGAGCAGGTCAGTTCCCGGGCGGAGCCGTCCTTCGGGTACACCTACACCCTGGAAGGCCACCCGATCGTCGAGGAGCCCTACAACGAGCGCAACGCCAAGAGCTGGATCTATCCGGTGACCTACGAGCGTTCGCCGGTGCTCTCCGGCATCGAGTCCGGCTTCCTGATCCAGGACGTGGCCGCGCTGTAATCCACTGACGGCCCGCTCCGGCGGGCCGCAACCATGACGAGGTGAGCATGAAATTCCCAGTGACCGAGCCGCTGCGCCGCAACGGCAAGACGCACAAGCCGCCCGCCGAGGTGGAGCTGGACGTCGAGCAGGACGCCGAGGAGATCGACCGCCTGGCCCGCAAGGGTGTGATTCGCGATGTGCGCGAGGCATCCGAGAGCGAAGGAGGCCAGGACGATGACCCGACCGGCAGCGAGGCGAGCCAGACCGAGGGAGCGGCGGACGCGACCGACGCCCAGGGCGAGAAGGCCCAGGAAGCGCAAGCGACCCAGGCGCCGCAGGACGCCGAGGAAGCCGCCAAGGACGAGACCACCGAGGCCGACCAGGGCAAGACCGACGAGCCTGCCAAGGATGACGCCCCGGCCAAGGCCGAGGCCAAGCCGGCGGCCCGCAAGGGTGGCGCCAAGCCCACCACCAAGGCCAAGGGGTAAGCGATGTACGCCAGCGTAGCCGATCTGATCGAGCGATTCGGCGAGACCGAGATCGTGGAGCTGACCGACCTGGAGCACACCGGGGCGGTGGACAACGCCATGGCCGAGCAGGCCCTGACGGACGCCACGGCCGAGATCGACGGCTACCTGGCGGCCCGCTACCGCCTGCCGGTGACTGACACACCCCGCCTGCTGTCGCTGCTGTGCACGGACATCGCCCGGTACCGCCTGCAGAAGGGCGTGAGCACCGAGCAGGCGCGCCAGCGCTACGAGGACGCGGTGGCCAGGCTGAAGGCGATCGCCCGGGGCGAGATCAACCTGCCCCTGGACACGCCGCCGCCGGCTAGCGCCGAACCCAAGGTGGTGACCGGCTCCGGCCGGACCTTCGATAACGACACGCTGCGGGGGTACTGATGATTGCCGCCGCCGAGGACGCCATCGTCGCCGCCATCCAGGATGCCCTGGGCCAGACGGTGCAGACCGTCGAGACCCTGCCCGGCCCCTGGGACCAGGACGCCCTGGCGCTGGCCTTTCGCAAGATGCCGGGCGTGTGGGTGTACTTCGACGGCGGCAACCCCGGCCGGGGCCGTGGCCGTCTGTCCGCCCGCTTCCTGGTGTACGCGGTGACCAGCCATGCCAGCGGGGGCCGGGAGCGCCAGCGCGGCAACAGCCGCCAGATCGGCGCCTACGAGATCGTGGAGCGGGTGGTGCCCACCCTGGACCAGCAGCCGGCCGCCCAGTTGGGCAGCCTGCGGTTCGACGGGCTGCGGGTGCTGACCCCGGCCAGCGCCCAGCGCAAGGGCGTGGCCGTCTACGAAATGGCGTTCGGGCTGGAGATGGCCTTCCCGGCGCCGCGCGACCTGGCCGACCTGGCCGACTTTGCCATCTACAGCGCCACCCATGAGGTGGGCGAAGGCCCGGTGACCGAGAGCTACACCGAGATTCCCACGGGTAACGAGGAGACATGACCGTGACCAAGCGATACATCAAACCGGCCCGCGAGGGCCTGGTGGTGCGCCAGCCGCAAAACGGCCGCCCGCTGCCCGCCGAGGGAGCCTGGGTGGACTGGAGCGGGCACTGGGCGCGCCGTAAGGCGGAAGGCTCGATCGTCGAGGCCAAGCCGCCGGCGAAAACCAAGGCCAAGCCCCAGGGCGAAGCCGCCAAGCAAAAGGAGGCTGACTGATGGCGATCAGTGCGACCGTATTTAACGAGATCCCGTCCGCCCTGCGGGTGCCGGGCTGGTATATCGAGTTCGACAACCGCCTGGCGGGCAACGCGGTGTTCATGGGCAAGCTGCTGGTGATCGGCCAGAAGCTGGCCACCGGCACCCAGGACCCCAACAGCCTGGTGCGCGTGACCAGCAAGGAACAGGCCGACGAGCTGTTCGGCCGGGGCTCCATGCTGGCCGAGATGATGCGCGCCATCAAAGAGGTGGACCTGTACACCGAGACCTGGGCGATCGCCCTGGAGGATGCCGCGACGGCCGTGGCCGCCGAGGGCGCCATCGAGGTGACCGACAGCCCGACCGAGACCCGTCCCCTGGCCTTGTACATCGCCGGCCGGCGCGTGTGGGTCGAGATGGCCGGCGGCGACACGCCCGACGCGGTGGCCCAGGCCATCATCGACGCGGTAAACGCCGATGATCGGGTGCCGGTAACGGCGGCGGTGGATGGTGTGACCACCAGCAAGGTCAATCTGACTTGCCGCTGGGGCGGTGAGACCGGCAACGACATCGACCTGCGCGACAGCGTGAAGGGCGAGCAGCGCCCCGGTGGCCTGGGCCTGACCTACGCGCAGCCGACCGGCGGCGCGGTGAACCCCGACCTGGACCCGGTGATCGCGGCCATGGGCAGCGAGTGGTGGAACTGGGTCAGCCTGCCGTACACCGACGCCACCAGCCTGGACGCGATCGAGGCGGAGCTGTCCGACCGCTACGGCCCCATGCGCCAGATCGGTGGCCGTGCGTTTGCTGCCTTCCGGGGCAATCACAGCGCCACCGCGACCCTGGGCAACGGCCGCAATTCGCCGCACGTGACCATCATGGGCACCAACCTGGCGCCGAGCCCCACCTGGCTGTGGTCCGCGACCAACGCCATCGTGGCCGCCAAGTCCCTGGCGATCGACCCGGCGCGGCCGCTGCAGCGGCTGACCATGCCCGGCCTGATCCCGCCGGCGGAGGACGTGCGCTGGAGCGACGCCGAGCGCAACCTGCTGCTGTTCGACGGCATCGCCACCTACACCGTGGCCAGCGACGGCAGCGTGCAGATCGAGCGCCAGATCACGACCTACCAGGAGAACGCCAGCGGCGTGGCCGATGACAGCTACCTGGACATCAACACGCCGGAGACCCTGGAGCGCATCCGCTTCGAGCAGATCAGCCTGTTCGCGCAGAAGTACCCGCGCCACAAGCTGGCCGCCGACGTTGACCGGGAGTTCTACGACCCAAGCCAGCCGATCATGACGCCCAAGGTGGCCCGCACCGAGCTGCTGAACCTCTACCGGCTGACGCTGATGGGGGCCTATGGCTGGGTGCGCGACTATGCCGGCTACTCCGAGAGCCTGCAGGCGAACATCGACCCGAACGACCCCAGCCGGCTGAACGTGATCGACCAGCCCATGCTGATCGGCCAGTACCGCGTCCACGCCCAGCAGACGCAGTTCCGCCGCTGATAAGCGGCGGGTAACCACCCGTTAAAAGGAGGGTAAACACCCATGAGCGGACGAATCACAGGGGTAGCCACCATCCGCGTGGATGGCCAGGAGTTCCCCACGGAACGCGGCGCGACGCTGAACCCGGGCGGTGTTAATCGCACCCCCAAGATGGCCGGCCGGCGCGTCTTCTACAACGAGGAGCCGGTGGCGCCGACGCTGCAGGCCACGGTTCTGCACACCGAGGAGCTGGACATCATCGAGATGGGCAAGATCCGGGACGCCACGGTGCTGTTCGAGTGCGACAACGGCCAGGACTACATGCTGACCGGGGCTTTCGTGACCGAGACGGCAGAACTGAACAGCGGCGAGGGCCAGATCCGCCTGAACATGGCCGCCCGCACCTGCGAGAGGGTTTAACGCATGAGCATTGACGCGATCTACGCCGCCGGCGACGACATCGACCTGACCGAGGAGGAGCTGGCGCGCATCGAGGACACCGGCGACGCCATCCAGGTGGCGCTCTCCGAGCCGCTGACCTTCAAGGCCAGCAAGCTGGACGGCGAGCGCACCCTGGAGGTGCTGACCCTGCCCAAGAAGGTGAAGGGCAAGCACCTGAAGGCCATGGACCAGGCCCAGGGCGAGATGGGCAAGTCCATCGCCCTGCTGGCCAAGCTGGGCGGCATCCCGCCGCACGCCTGTGACGAGATGGACGGACGCGACATCGTGCTGTGCCTGGAAGCGATGAAGCCTTTTTTGCCCAGGCCCCCGCGGACTGGGCAACGCTGATCCGCGTCGTGGCGGTGGCGTTCACCGGCTTTAACCCGGTGGAGCTGCTGGAGATGGACCTGGAAGACCTGGAGTGGTGGTACCACCAGGCGGAGCAACTGGCCGAGGAGATGAAGGGCGATGGCTAACATGCAAACCAGCATTGTGATGCAGCTGGTGGACCGGGTGACCCGCCCGGTTCGCCGCATCCAGCGTTCGCTCTCCGGCCTGTCGCAGCGGGCCGGGCTGGATCGCCTGGCCGCCTCCGGCCGTCGCGTGAGCCAGTCCCTGGGCACTGTCATGGAGCGCGCCCGGGGCCTGGGCGAACGGCTGCTGTGGATGGGGGGCATCACCGCCGGCGCCGTCTGGGGCACTGAACGCCTGGTGTCGGGGGTCACCGACCTGGGCAACGAGGTGAAGAACGCCGCCGAGCGGGTGGGCGTGGGCACCACATGGCTGCAGGAATGGCAGTACGTGGGCAAGCAGTTCGGCGTGCAGAACGACGCCCTGGTGGACGGCCTGAAGGAGCTGTCCCTGCGGGCGGACGAGTTCGTGGTCACCGCCGGCGGCCCGGCGGCGGAAGCCTTCGGGCGGCTGGGCATTGGCGTCGAGGAGCTGCGCAAGACCGGCGGCGACACGGCCGCCATGTTCGACCTGGTGCGTTCGCGCCTGGGCAACCTGGAGAACGACGCCGCGCGCCAGCGGGTGATGGACGAGATCTTCGGCGGCCAGGGCGCCGAGCAGATGGTGGAGATGCTGGCGGCCAGCCGCGAGGAGATCGAGCGGATGATGCAGGCCGGCCGGGACCGGGGTGCCATCCTGACCGAGGAGGAGATCGAGAACAGCCGCGAGTACACCCGCCAGATGGGCGACCTGCGCACGGTGCTGTTCGGCATCCAGGCGTCGGTGGTGGGCGAGCTGCTGCCGGCGATCAATGAATGGATCGGACAAATGGGCGCTTTGGGCCAGGCCAACCGGGAAGCGATCGCCAAGGACATTGTGGACGGCATCCGGGACATCTGGCGTGGCGTCAAAATGGTGGGAGGTGTTGTCAGCTGGGCGGCGGACCAGGTAGGCGGCTACGGCAACCTGCTGGGCGTGGTCGCTGGCCTGATGGCCGGCAAGTTCCTGCTATCGCTGGTGCTGGCCACCGTTCAGTTGGCTGCTTTTGGCTGGACGGCCGGAAAGACTGTGGTCAAGGGATTGCTTTGGATGGGGCGGGGCGTTGTCAGTGGCGGTAAGCGCCTGATGGCGTTCGGCCGCGCCGCCCTGCTGGCGGGGGCAATGAGTGCCAGGATGGGTACAGGCCTGATCGGCCTAGCCGCGCGGGCAGTGCCCGCCGCCATTGCCGGCATCCGCGCCCTGTCGCTCGCCCTGCTGACCACCCCGATCGGCTGGATCATCACCGGCGTGGCGGCGGTGGCTGGGGCGGTGTACCTGATCTACCGCAACTGGGGCGGCATTTCCGAGTGGTTCAGCAACCTGTGGCAGGGCATCAAGGCGTTTTTCAGCCGAGGCATCGGCGAGATCGCCCAGGACCTGCTGGCCTTCAATCCGGCCAGCCTGCTGCTGCAGGGCATCGACGCGGTGTTCGAGCTGTTCGGCGCCCGGCCGCTGACCGAGCTGGGCCAGGAATGGATCGGCGGCCTGTGGGACGGGATCAGCGCCCAGTGGTCGCAGCTGACCGGGTGGCTGTCCGAGCGGATCACCGGGCTGATGGAGTGGATGCCCGACTGGGTGAAGGACCGCCTGGGGATCAGCGGCCTGGCCGCGCCGGTGGCCAGCGGTGCCCCGGTGACCGAGGGGCGGCCGTCGGCGATGCCGGGGCCGGCACGTGCAGAAGTAGGCGGCGAGCTGCGGATCGTGGTGGATTCTGAGGGGCGGCCCCGCGTGGCGGAGGCGCGCCGCAACGGGGGCATGGACTTCGATGTGGAGTCTGGTGTGCTGGGGGTGGCGCCGTGAGCTTAGCCCTTGTCTTTAGCGGGCAGATCGCCGTCCGCGACGCGATCGGTAGCGGCCGACTGCGTGATGCCCTGAGAAACGATGCCCATAACGATGAAGCCGGCAGCCAGATAAAACCCCCAGTGCCAGTCCGGCAGCAGGTATGCAACGCCGAGTCCAGCAGCGACGCCGGCGACTATGCCGACAACGCCGGCTTTCTCACTCGTTTTCATGATGACCTCCTTTTTAATTCATGCGTGAACAGGAGCTTAGCACATGAGCTGGCGTGACCGTATCGACCCGGAACTGGCGGGCTCCTATCGCGGTGTGCGCTTCCACGTGGAGCGCTCCGACACCACGGGCGGCCGTCGCTGGCTGATCCATGAGTACCCGCGCCGCGACCGGCCCTATGCCGAGGACATGGGACGCAAGGCCCGCGAGTGGCGCCTGTCGCTGTTCGTGGCCGGCGACGACTACGACCGCCAACGCGATGCCCTGATCCAGGCCCTGGATGCCCCGGGGGCGGCCACCCTGGTGCACCCGTACCTGGGCAGCGTCACGGCCGTGGCCAGCGACGTGCGCTGGAGCGAGAGCACCCGCGACGGTGGCGTCTGCACCTTCCAGGTAACGTTCGCCGAGGCGGGCCAGGAAGCCTTCCCGGCCACCACCGTGGACACCCAACGGGAGGTCCAGCAATCGGCGGACGCCTTCGAGGAGGCGCTGGCCGAGGACTTCGCCGACAAGTGGAGCGTGGAGGGCCTGCTGGGCTGGTCCCTGGTGGCGGTGGAGCGTGATCTGGCGGCCGTGATGCAGGGCATCGAGGACGTGGTGGGCGGCATCGCCGACCAGGTGGCAGAACAGATCCGCGCCCCGATGAACATGGTGGGCATCGTGCTGGGTGGCTTCAACCGCCTGCGCAACGCGGTGCTGCGCCCGATCAACGCCCTGGACCTCTACAGCGGCAACACCGTCCTGGGCAAGAGCGACGACGAGGGCGGTGGCCGTGTGCTGCTGACTCCGGGCACCCCGACCCGCGCGGCCCGGCTGCTGCTGGAAACCGGCACCAGCAGCGACAGCGTGACCCCGCCCGTGGCGGACACGCCCGAGCGCCGGCAGCGGGCACAGAACACCATCGCGGCCCGGCAACTGAACAGCCGCGCGGCCACCCTGGCGGCCGCGCGCCTGGTGGCGGACACCGACTGGATGAGCCGGCAGGATGCCCAGGCGGCGGGTGCCAGCACCCTGGAGCTGATCGACCGGCAGATGACCACCGACGAGGCCATCACCGACGCGGTGTATGCCGCCCTGGTGGATCTGCGGGCCAAAGTCTCCGACGACTTGCGCACCCGTGCGGTGGCGCTGCCTGGCATGACCACCTACACCCCGCAGCGGACGCTGCCGGCGCTGGTGGTGGCCCACCGGCTGTACGGCGACGCCACCCGCGCGGACGAGATTACGGTGCGCAACAACGCCCGCCACCCCGGCGCCCTGCGCGGCGGCATCGAGCTGGAGGTGCTGAGTGAGTAACCGCGAGCCGGTAGTGCTGCAGATTGGCAGCCAGCGCCACCAGGGCTGGCAGGAGGTCCGCATCCGCCTGTCCCTGGAACAGATCGCCGACAGCTTCGAGCTGACCCTGACCGAGCGCTGGGCCGAGTCCGGCCTGGTGCGCCCGGTGACGCCTGGCGAAGCCTGCACCGTGAAGGTGGGCGACGAGCTGGTGGTGACCGGCTACCTGGACGAGGTGCTGCCGGACTACGACGCCACCAGCCACACCATTTCAGCCAGCGGCCGGAGCAAGGCGGCGGACCTGATCGACTGCAGCGGCAAGGACCGCCGTTTCGATGGCCAGACGCTGCTGCAGATTGCCACGACCCTGGCCGAGCCCTACGGCATCGAGGTGATCGACACCGTGGGCGCTTCCAAGCCCTTCCGGGAGTTCGCCCTGGAGGATGGCCAGCCGATCGCCGAGGCCATCGAGCGGGCCGCGCAGATCCGGGGCGCCCGGATCGTGAGCGACGCCCAGGGCCGCCTCGTGATCGTGCACGCGGTGCAGCGGGAGATCCGCACGCCGCTGGAGCTGGGCGGAAACATCCGCAAGGGCTCCGGGGTGTTCAGCGATCGGGACCGCTTCAACGTCTACATCGTGGAAGGACAGACCCCGGGTACCGACCAGTGGAACGGCGAGGACGCGGCCGGCCCCACCGCCCAGGTGACCGACCCCCGTATCCGCACGCCACGCACCACCCTGATCGTGTGCGACACCCCGGCCGATTCGGCCGACTGCAAGGCGCGGGCCGAGCTGGAGTCGCGCATGCGCTGGGCCAAGGGCCGGGGTGTGACCTACACCGTGGGCACCTGGCGGCACGAACAGGGCGTATGGCGCCCCGGTGACCTGGTGCAGGTGCGGGATGCCTATCTGGGCCTGGACGAGCAGCTGCTGATCAGCGACGTGCAGCTGATCGAGAACAACCAGGGGCGCACCGCCGAGCTGCGCGTGGCCCCGCCGGCGGCGTTTGAGCCAGTGCCGGTACCGGAGCCGGAGCCCAGCGACAGCAGCGGCACCCCGGCCGGATGGGGGTGGTGATGGCTGATCAGAGACGCACCTGGCAGCGCCTGATGGGGCCGGTGTGGCGGCGCATCCGCCTGCTGGTCTCCCGTGGCGTGCTGAAGCTGGTGGACGACAGCCTGAAGCTGCAGGGCGTGCAGGTGTCGCTGCTGGGTGGCGAGCCGGCGTGGGCCGAGCGCTTCCAGGAATACGGTTACACCAGCCACCCGCACCCAGGGGCCGAGGCGATCGTGGCGGCCGTGGGTGGTGCCCGTGCCCACCTGGTGGCGCTGTCGGTGGACGACCGGCGGTACCGGCCGAAGGGCCTGGCCGCTGGCGAGGTGTGCCTGTACACCGACGAGGGCGACGAGATCCGCTTCAAGCGCGGCAAGATAATCGCCGTGAAGGCTGGCAGCAAGCTGGAGGTGACCGCGCCGCAGGCGGTGTTCAACTGCAGCACCAGCGTGACCCTGAACACCCCCAAGGTGATCGCCACCGGCGACATCGAGGCCGCCGGCCAGGTGCGCGACGCCACGGGCACCATGCAGGGCATGCGCGACACCTACAACGGCCACAACCACGGCGGCGACAGCGGCGGCACGACGAGCACGCCTAACCAGGAGATGGGCTGATGGACATCGCATTGAAATATGACGCCGGCGCCAAGCGCTTCGACCTGGCAATCGAAGGCGGAGACCTGGCGACCGACGAGGGCCTGGAGACAGCGGTGATCCTGTCCCTGTTCACCGACCGCCGCGCCCTGGAGGAGGACCGGCTACCGGACGGCACGGGCGACCGTCGGGGCTACTGGGCGGACGCCTTCCGCGATCGCCTGCACGGGTCCCGCCTGTGGCTGCTGCACCGGGAAAAGGAGCAGGCCGAGGTGCTGCGCCGTGCCCAGGAGTACGCCGAGGAGGCGCTGGCCTGGCTGATCGAGGACGAAGTGGCCGAGGCCGTGGAGGTGGAGGCGTGGCACATGCGCCGCGACACCCTGGGCCTGCGGGTGGTGATCCGGCGCGGCGATCGCGCGGTGCTGGAACGGCAATACGACTACGTGTGGCGGAACGCCGCATAACGGAGGGTTAGATGGGGTTTAAACGGCCTTCACTACCGGAGCTGATGGCGCGGGTCGACCAGGACCTGCTGTCCCGGCTGCCCGGTGCGCAGGCGGCGCTGGCCACCCGCCTGACCCAGGCCCTGGCGACCAGCCAGGCCGGGGTAACGCACGGCCTTTATGGGTACCTGCAGTGGCTGGAACGGCAGATGTTCCCGGAAACCTGCGACGACGACCTGCTGCACCTGCACGGTGCCGGGGTGCCCCGGCGCCAGGCGTCCAAGGCCACCGGCGACGTGACCTTCACTGGCACCGATGGTGCGGTGATCGTCGCGGGCAACCGCCTGCAGCTGGATGGCCAGGAGTACGAGACCACCGACGAGGTGGCCATCGCCGGGGGCACAGCCGTGGCCACCGTGGAGGCGCTGGAGGCCGGCGCGGCCGGTGATCAGTCCGCCGGCGCCGAGCTTAGCCTGGTGTCGCCGATCCCGGGCGTGGACAGCACGGCCGTGGTGGGTGCCGAGGGTCTGCAAGGCGGTGCGGATATTGAGGCATACAGCAGCTGGCGCGATCGCATCCTGCAGCGCCGGGCGCGGGTGCCGCGTGGTGGGGCTGCGGGCGACTGGGAAAGCTGGGCGCTGGAGGTGCCGGGCGTGACCCGGGCCTGGGAGGACCCCCTGGGCATGGGCGCGGGCTCTGTCGTGATCCGCATCGTGGCGGACGCTGCCGCCGACGGGCCGCTGCCGTCCCAGCAGCTTCTGGATGCGGTCTTCGACTACATCACCGAGCGCAAGAACGTGACCGCGCACCTGTACGTGATCGCGCCGACCCCGGTGGACTTCGCGCCGCAGCTGTCGGTGGTGCCGGACACGGCCGAGGTGCGGGCAGCGGCAGCGGCCGGCCTGCAGGACCTGGTGGAGCGCGAGGGCGAGCCCGGCGGCACGCTGCTGATCACCCGCGTGCGGCATGCGATCAGTTTGGCGGCCGGCATCGAGGACTACGACCTGCAGTGGCCCACGGCGAACATCAACTACGCCACGGGTGAGCTGCCGATCTGGGGAGGCGTGACATGGGTGTGAGCCTGACCGCCCAGGACTACCGGGGGCTACTGTTCAGCCTGCTGCCGCCAGGGATGGTGTGGCCAGTGGAGCCGGAGAGCAACGTGCAGCGGCTGCTGGACGGTTCGGCCCAGGAGTTCGCCCGGGTGGATGCCCGTGTGGCGGATCTGCTGGTGGAGGCGGACCCGCGCCGGGCGCTGTACCTGTTCGAGGAGTGGGAAGCCAGCTATGGGCTGCCCGGAGATTGTGCCCCGGCTGATCAGTCCATGTCCGACCGCCGCGCGGCCCTTGTAGGCCGGGTAGTTGCCCAGGGCGGCATGCGGGCCGCCGACTACGTGGAGCTGGCCGCCGGCCTGGGGTACGACAACATCGAGATCATCGAGCTGCGCGAGGCCACTGTGGAGGTGAACACCCCCACCGGCCACACCGGCGCGGTGATTGGTGACGACATCAACGGCAGCGACTGGGATTCCACCTGGCGCGTGCTGCTGCCCAACGGGGTGGTGCGCGAGTCAGTGGTGGACGAGGCGCAGATCGGCGACCCCCTGCGGACGTGGGGCGATGAGCTGATCGAGTGCGCCCTGCGCGAGGCGGCGGCCAGCTGGCTGATTCTGCAAGTGGGTTACAAAGAGGAGTGACACCGTGGAGAAAGTAGGAGCATATACCGAGCGGGCGACCGCCGAGGGCGAATGGCGCCCAGGCGATCCCGCCACCGGCCAGCAGGCGACGCCGATGCTGGCCCAGTACTTCAACATGCTGCAGCGGGAGCTGCTGGCGGTCCTTTCAGCCGGTGGCGTGGTGCCGGACATCAATACCGAGAACCAGGTGCTGGCGTCGATCCAGCGGCTGGCTGGGCGTGGTGTGACGACCGTTACCAGTGCGGACTCACCGAAGGCACTGACCGTGGCCGAGGCCGGGCTGGTGCTGGTGGATGCGAGCGCTGGCGCGGTAACCCTGAATCTGCCAGAGGCAGGGAGCAATGGCGGGCTGCGCTACACGGTTTTGCGTATGGACAGCAGCGCCAATGTTGTCACTGTCAGCCCCGACGGAACAGCACCGGACACTATCGAGGGCGGCTCGTCCCTGGCGATCGGTACCGGTCAGCGTCGCGTATTGGCGAGCGCGGGCAGCACGGATTGGAAAGAGCCGGCTGGCGTTACCCCGCGCGATATGCCCTTGCGCGGGGTTCAGGTTTACGACTCTGCTGGGTCTTACACCTGGACTGTGCCGCCCGGCGTCACTCGTGCATGGGTGACTGTAATTGGTGGGGGTGGTGGCGGTGGCAACCACAGCTCCACTGGCGGCGGTGGCGGTGGTGGCGGTGGTTTTTCTCAGAAG